TTCCTGCTTCGGCTGATAAAATTGATACGGTAATGTTGAGGGTAGCGGTTGGAAATCCCCCTGCCCGAGCATATGTCACAAGCGTGCCGGGATTAGCTGCGCTAATGGTATCAGTTCCCCAAAAGAGAAAAAGACCTGAAGGTAATTGCGTCCATCCATTAGTTGCTTTGAGGGCATACGTCAGCTCTATACCATTAACTGTAGTAGCGCTTGCACCATTTTTAATAAATATCGCTGCAGCATTAGGCGCAACAAGCGAAGGTGCTGAATAAATCGCACTTTCACCTCCTAAGGTAAAGGGTGCTGTAGGAGCATTGGTCTGGTTGACCATGATGACTGCTTTATGTTTTCCTGAGTCCGCCCCAGTATTAAGCTCAACATGATTAGCAAGAAAGCCGGTATTAATAAACGCGAAATTATCATGTATCGGGTCACGTGTTTCATCAAGCGATTGTCCTGCAAGAGGTATAAGATTAAGTGCCATAGTGTTCCTTACATTGGCCAGTTAGAGCCATTAAACCATGAACCATTGTAATTTTTACGCTCATAAAAGCTTGGGGTACGCATATTTGCTGAGTTAATCAGGGTAGATCTTCGAGCTAAGGCAAGCGCTAGATCAAACTCTGGTTGGAGCTGAGCCATACTCTCCATATCCATATCATCACGAAAGATCAACAAAGCGGCCCCAAGTGCATAGACATCGACCCATTGCTTAATGTCAGGCGATTGATCTTCTGCTAAAAGTTCAGTAGGTAATGCATCTACGTTGATTTGAACCACATAGGTATTGTCGGGAACTGGCCTGATGGTGAATGTATTGTCATAAAATAGCATGGCAAATGGTTTTGCAGGTTGGTAATTGATATTTTCCAGATAGATGGATGCTCCAGGACCAGGGGGCGTAGGAAAACTTAGATCATATTGCCCGGTTACATAGTTAATAGATCCATACAGCGTAGCATCAGTTTGTGGTTGATTTACTGGACCAAGATTTCCTATAATTGGTGATAGCGGAGAAGGGTAATCTACCAGAACGATTGGATTGCCTAATGTATCAAGTGAAGCAAATATGACACTTCTTTGAATCATTGGTGCTGAAACAGCCGTTCCAATGAAATCTGTCGTTGCTCCATCCCCCTTTGTGCCGATATCATCAACGGCGTTAATCTGTGGCCAATCTGCATAAAACTGTCCACGATCTTGATAATAATAGCCTTGTATGCCTGCAAAAAAGACGGGTGGATGGATGTTGGCATATCGGTTCTTGAAATCATACAGTGGATCATTAACATCAAGGGTATTTGTTGCGTAGGTATCGACATTGGGCTGAGTGTACCACGTTAATGTTTTACGCAAAGGCATAAGTTTGGTGTATTCAGGGAGCTTATAGAGCCCAAAGTAATTGATCTTTTGATCAATATCGCTGGTAGCGATGTTATCTTCTCCCGGTTTTCGGGTGAATCTACGGATCGTCGTTCTGATATTTTGCAAACTTGTATCTACGGCCATTGTAAACTCCTAATAGGGCAATACATTGCGCCATGCAAAGGTTAATAGTTCATTGACCTCCCCGATGGGAACAACTTGAGCATCTTGAGCTTGTGCATCAATAAGCAGGGTGACCTGATTAGGTGGGATGACAAATGCATCAAAGTTGATGGTATTGATATCGATATCAAATGTTGTATCAGTCACTGCAAGTATTGTTCCATCAAGCTTATTGGCTTGAGTCATTCCAAAATCAGGTGGTATCTTAAGGCGCACAATCATTCCTACACCATACCCATGAGCAAATGACGTGGTAACAACTGCTGGGAATGATTGTGTAATCGCCTCTATGATACGCACCGCGGGCTTTATCGTTGGTTGTTCAAGTACCGCGTATGCCATGATTATACTTTTACGGTATCGATGATTTGACGGCGTGGAGGCAAATCAGAGCATAAGAATGCCAGTCTTGGAACAGCAAATCGTGCCATCATCTTATCAGTGCCACTAAAGCGTCCATTGCCAACTCCTGCTCTGACCGGTGCTGATTGACTATCACGTATGGTCTGATTGCTGAGCTCTTGGTATTCATAGCTGTTGCATCCTTCATTGAGATGCTTGGCCCATGCATACGGGATGGTGTACTCTTGGTTATCCATAAAGTAACGATGTTCAATATTTTTGCTCAAATCACCACGGAATGGCACCTTGATTATAGAACCCGGCATCGTAAGATTGCGAAAGATTCCGGTAACCATCGTGTTGTCACGTTCTTTGATCTGATCAAGATATGACTTAAGTTCATCTTTAGTTGCAAACTTGTCTGGGATCTTGTTAACCATCGTTGCTAATTTTTCATTTCTTGCCATGTTCTTCTCCAAAAGGTTAGTTGGCCCCCGTATGGAGGCCAATCATTACTACTGACCGTTCACATCAAATGATTGGAACGCTCTCCATTCAATAACGTCATCATCTTGTCCGCCTGGGCTTTGAGCACCAGCCATAAGTAGAACGCCAATCTGTGCTGTATTTGTGGAAGCATCAGAATGAATGTTTACGCCTTGCAATAGCGCTTGGGCGGTATCCATACCAGCAGGAATAATTTGTGCTGGGGTAAAACGAGGTGTTGCATCAAGAGGAAATGCAAATGTTGTAAAGTTAGTTGTATCAACATCAATAGTGATTGTATTAGTTACTGCATCAACGTCTGGTTGACCAATAGCTACGATTGTAGCCACAACATTGTTAAGTTCGGTCATTCCAAATTCAGTAGCAGTTACTGCTTCAATAAGGAACCGAACCTTTTGTCCAACATGATATCCATGTGTAACGCTTAAGGTAACAATAGCCTGAGTGGCTTTACTTATCTTGGTGATATATCTCACACGTGGATAGTAGATTGGGTTGTTAGGGATCTTGCGCCAGATGCCATTAGTAGCAACAACAATCGCAGACATGTATTCAAGCGAAAACGTTGTACCCGAAAGTACATCAACGGTAAAGTCCATACCACCAAGTTGATGGGCTCCTGTTGGATTATACAAACGAACAACATCGCCATCATTAAGTCCGGCCGTAGAACTAGTTGTTACAACTGGAGGTACTGCCCCACCCGTTATAGCTGTAAATGCTACAGCCGCTCCCGTGGACTGATCAGATGTATCAGTAACAAAAAAACCAGCTCCAGCAGCAATCTCGCCCCATACAGTAGCGCCGATTGTAGCTTCTTTAACTGCCACAAAGCCACGACCATTGGTCATAGAATAAGGATCAAAGAAGAATTGAATACCAGCACCACCACCGGCAGCCGCTGCCTTGGTTTGGTTAAAGACTTCAATAGAATCAAAACCTGCTGGGATAGGTATGAATATGTTAACTGCGCCGCCATCAACAGTAGCTGGCTGTTTGAAAAAACCTTGAGTAGGTTGAATCATAATTCCTGACATGATATCTCCTTATAGTGTGCATTGAAGGTTAAGAATCCATTCATCATCAGAAATCGCGTTAGCAAAAGATGCTACCCAAGCCATCGTAGAATTTCTTGCCAAAGGGTCATTTACCCATGCCGGCCTAAATACAAACTGCGAAGTAAAAGAGTCTTGGTCAATTGCTACAACTGCTTGAGCACCCATAATAGTGACGGGGTAAATATCATTACCCAAAGCACTAGCATGAGGCAACACAGCGCCTTGTGATGATACGAATACACGTAAGTTGGAGATACAACCCCACTCAGATCGTTCCAATGCCATATTTGGATTTGGGTACTGAGAACGACGTGTAAAGTCAGACATAGAGTTCAGACTTGGGATCATGTTGGAATGGCAAAGTCCCAAGAAAGAATCGCTTAGAGGGGCTGTACCAAAACGGTCCTCTCCACGTTCCAGCGAAAATAAACGGTGCGCGTCATTACCAATAAGCTCGGTAGTAACCGCATCGATATCACCTGGTGTGATGTTAGTCGGTAGGTCTCCGTTAGTACCCCCTACAGCACGTATAAATCCAGCGCTAGCCATGATTGTATCTCTAATCAAGGCATCTTCTGTACGACGCAATGAAATACCGTGTAGGTTAGAGAATTCATTGAGAATAGGATCCTGATTTTGGAGCACTACCTGTTCGTTAGTCGCTGACCATTGTCCAAAAAATTGGATTTCTACGTCTATATCTGTTCTTGTGGTTGTTACACTTGGAGGTGTTTGACCATTTGGATTCAATGGAATCATCGCCAATGGAAAGTTTTTTAGTCTTCCAAGTCTGGCAAAGCGTCCTGCATTGGCGGGCATATCTCTACGCATTACACCAAAGCCGTAAATGAGATCGGGAATATGCACAGCAAGCATCTTCTTATCGAAGTGCTCTTGAACTGGAGCTGGCATCGTATTTATAGTTGTCAATGGCATATGGATTTCTCCAGATTATTGTTTCTCTTAGAAATGTAAACAGTACATTAAGAGAGTGGGCGATGCTCGTACTGCCCAAAGGGGATTGAGTTGGCGAATCTCTTACAGCCGATGTGGGGTGTCGAAGTCCGGTACAGACAGATCAGTATGGAGTTGGATATATTTTAAGTAAATACCCCGGCAGGAGAATACCGGGGATGCAAAAAAAGGAGAGAAAAGGAGAGGTTTAATGAAGATTTATTTATCTATTTCGTGCACAGCGAGCTGTGTCTTCTCGTAGCGCTTTAGCCTCTTCTGGGGATAATTTCCAGCGACCGCTTTCAGAAAAGGTTGAAAGTGGCGTCGTTGCATCTTGTGTAGCGACGGTTGCAACAGAGCGCGGTTTAGTCTTGTTCTCAGCTATCTTGGCATCTTGTGCATCATACGACTTGGTATTAATGTGTGCCTTGATGTTCTTATACGCTGCAATAAGACGAGCTCGAGGGTTCTTATTCTCCATAATGGTTTCAAAGATCTCAGGCTCTTTTATCTTAAGTTGCTCAAGCGTATTGTCATTCACCACTGTCGCATAGTCTTGGTATTTTGCAAAGACTTCATTGCGAACAGACTCAATCGATATCTTTTGGATGGTTTCCTCAAGCTCTTGAGTCTTTTTACGAAGTCGATCAGTTTCTGCTCGTGACTCGTCGCGATACTTCTTCAGATGCCGCTTATCTGCTAAATCATCAGAATCAAGATCATCGGGCTCAGGCTTGGCATTCATGGAGCGTCGCATCTCTGCCATTTCCTGTTCAAGCTGCATGCGTCGTTCGCGTTCTTGCTCGGCTTGCTGACGGATCATGCGCCAGTTCTGTTCCTTAACTTCTGCAAGCTCATCACGCGGTTTTTCAATGACTTGGTCAATAATCGGGGTTGTTTCGACCACATCTTGGTTGTTATTCAGGGTAAGTTCTTCAATCATGATTCTCCTATAAGATTATAAGGCCGTCCTTTTTATAGCCGTTTTCTTTCTGTATAAGCTTCTCGATAGTACCATCTTTAAGCATATGAGCAAACTTAGCCGTCTCTTTACAGCCACCATCTGCTAAGTAATCATTGGTATGGTTAACGATGTAATGATAATCTTTCTGCCCGGGTATGGACCAGAGATATGTTATTGTTCCTGACTCATGGTGATACTTCCAGACTGATGACCCAAAGCGCGCAGAAGGGCATGCCTTAAGCACGAAGGGTTTAGTGCGAACCGATCCAACAACTGATTCAGTTGAGATTCTGAGTTCTACATAAAAGTCCTTATCTTTGTAATCTGGATGAACGACTGCTTTGGCAAATGCATCATTAAGGTTGGCAAGTGCCTGCTTCTCCATCTCTTTGCGGTACTCTCGGGGATCCTCAAGCAAGATGGGGTTAGCTTGTCGATTGGCGAGTACTTTTTCTCCATATGTTTGTGTCATCGTTCTCCCTTAAAAGAAAGAGCAGGCAAACACCTGCTCTCATGAGACTGCGAAAGGATATCTATGCTTTTTTGCGCTTCTTTTTCTTCTTGGAGATACCTGCTTCATGTAAGGCAATTGCAATCGCTTGAGCCTTATCTGTCACAACAGGCCCTTTCTTGCTACCACTATGAAGTGACCCTTCCTTGAACTTGTGCAGCTCAGTTGCAACTTTTTGTTGAGCAGTACCTTTAAGTGGCATTAGTAGCTCTCTTTTTTATCAGCTTTGTCATGACCTTTAAAAACACCAGGCATATTATTGCCATAGTCAGGGTTCAAGCAATAAGACAACGCTTCTGCGCTATCGCGTATAACACAACCCATGCGGCTTGTGTTGCGTTCGTCTTTGCCTGACTTGATCTTGGCGATGCCTGATTCAGTTGATTTTTTTTCTTTAACGCGCTTGGTTAGTTTGCGATCTTCATTGAACATACTAGACATTATTTGCCTTTCTTATGCTCTTTTTTTTCTTTTTTCATGTTCACATCGTGCATGTAGCCCATGTTGCATTTGCCAGCCATGTTAATCCTTTTTGTTTTTGCCAAGCTTTGGGTACTTAGCATGTACTTTTTTACGTATACCTTCAGGGTTAGGTGCATTGTGTGCGTAGGACAATGCAGCCTTTGCGCGCTTCACGGTGTTGATAGGATACGAATACTTACTTGCACCCCCAGAAGCGCCAGCAAACTCGCCTTTAGAGACGGTTTTGTACTTGCCAGCGTTAGAGCTACCAGCCTTCTTACGCATCTTTGACTCTTCGCCCTTGGATACCTTAACCCCTTTGGCAACGGTTACCTTCTTCTTCATCCCTGTATTCCCGGATTAGTTGGTAGACTTTCTTTTTTCCAACCCATCAAAGTAAGCTCAGGAATGTTTTGATCATTCTGCTGCAAACTCTTGGGCGTCTTCATGAGTTTGTAAAGTAACTTAGTTATCTTTGGGTCTGGTCTAACGCCTTGCATCTTAGCGCTCTCTGCTGTCGATGTGGATCTTGCGTAAGCGAGCTACATCATTGCGTTGCTTAGCGGTAATCTCTTCTTCGGTACCACGATATGATTGTGGGTCGAATGAAGGGGTCTTATCGTAATTTGTTTGAATAACTTCGGTAGGCACCATGCTGCGCTTACCCATTTGATTCTTTACTCCAGCCATGATTATGCTCCTGTTTGGGTTGGTTGTTGGTTAATTGTAGAAACTATTTGGGCTTCTTCTTGTTTGGTATCTATTCTTAACATATTAGCCATCTGGATAAGTTTTTGTAAATGGTTAATATCGATCTCTTCAAGTTCTTTAAGCGCCTTAACTTTATCAAGTATAGCAAGCTCACGATTCTTTTCAGACTCTGTTAAACGCTCGATAGCAAATGCCCTATTCTCAGGTATGCGAGAATCACGTTCATCACCGCTTGCACGACTTGCATGTGCTTGGCCATGTATGGCTTGGACCTGCGCTTGTTGAAGTTCTTGTTGCGCTTGCAACTGTTGTTGCTGTTGCTGCTGAACTGCTTGCTGACGCTGTTCATGTTTCTTAATAATCTCGGTCTTATTCTGCAAGGTAGCTGCTGAAAGGATATCTTCACCATCAAACATATCAGGTTTAATTTGCATGAGTTGATACATCTGTGCAAATTGTAATTGTTTTTGGGTTTCAGTGTCATACCCTGCCTCCACTGTGCAATGATACTTACCAAACGCCTTGTTGTAGAATAATGGTTGCGGCTCTTGTCCCTCAAGGATGTTCTTGATCTTGCCCGGTGTATAGCAGGCTCTTACGGTGTCCATGATGATGAGGGTAAGATTGACTTGAGACTCATCAAGGTTATCAAAGAGTGGTTCCAGCGTAGTCATGCCAGCGCCCTGCTTAAGGCGTGTGGTAATCCCAGGGATATCATCAGACGCTTGACCCATGTTGGCATCGTTGATGCCAGATACAGGCCCAAAAAGGTTCATGTAATCTTCTTGGATCTTAAAAAACTCTTGAGGTACTGATGGTGGTTGGATCGGTACGATATCAGTTTGTATCACACAGTTCTTATCAACAGGGATAGATCTACCTGCACCAGTTTGATACAGATGCGTCTCATCAAGTACAGATCCTTCTTTATAAATATAACCACTTGTAATTATTGACTCTGCTAGGTCGCTATTCAATATCAATCGGCGATTAAAAAGCATTTGCACGTCCCTAAGGCTTCGTGCCATTGATTGGAATCTATTTGCGGTGCTAACAAGCTCTGGCGAGAAAAAACCTACTATTGGCGAAAATGGCATCCGGTCTATTTCCAAAGTTTGAGGTCCCTCAAATAGAACACGGTCCTGAACTGCTATAGCTAAGCGAACCGTTGGTACTCGTTGGTTGATCATGGTTACTTGGGGATTGGTCTGCAAGAAGTGTTTAACATAATCAGGGTCAGACAAGCTGACTTCCATAACATCACCCGTCTCACGGTCCATGAGCATCTCTTGGTCGCGATAGGTACGATAATAGTATTCATCGTAAGAGAGTAGCTTCTGGGTCGATAGCCCAAAGTTTTGGGGCATGAACGTAAACTTATCGTTCTTGCGGGTACCAGCTGAACCAGCAGGCAGGCCCATGATAGTATCGGTATGCTCGGGCAGAAGTGCACATGCCTCTTCATAACGAACATAGTTACGACGCTCCACAAAGGAACAGTCAGAGAGATCGAGCTTCTTCCAATAAGGGTCCATGATAACTGCTGAATAGGGAACACGATCTACTTTTATATCACCATTAAGCGGATCATGCGTAAAGTCTAAATAGACCTGCAAGAGGTTAAGACCTGATACACAAGCTCCTTGATGGAATGCGCTGGAAATTGTTCCATACACGCCCTCCTTCTTGTAGATCTGCATTATAATCTTGGTCCACTGATCGGCTGTCTCTTGGTCACCATTCTCTATGGGAACAATGACTGAAGATTTGCGGCTTCGCCTTTGAAATCCAGAAATAAGATTAAGTCGAGGTCTCACGAGATTGAAGTACCACTGGGCAGTAAAGTTATTAGGGAGAACAGCATTAAGCTCGCTGGTAAGTGAAGCATCACCAGCTTCTAAACGAGTATCAATTGATTGGGCATTCCATAAGTTCATCCATTCAGATCGATGATTAGCGTAATCACCGCGCATCTTCTGGGTTATGGCACCATAACGTTCTTCTAAAGACATGCTACTCCTTCCTATTTTTAGTAGTTTGTAATAGGAAGAGTATAAGTTCAAGAAAATGTTTTGCAGATTATTAGATTGGTTTATGACCGTAAGAAATAATACAGCCCCCAAAAGATAAAAAGAAACCAATAAGCGTCAACTCATTGGTTTCTTAAAATAATAAGATAATCCCGTCACGAGATTAATCTTAATATAATATTCTTTCGGTAATATGTACAGCCCCCAAAGGAACCGACAGAAACCTTGAGGGCTGTTTGTCTAGTAGGACAAAGACGCAATACGAGTATAACGTTGTAATTCCTTTGTTACTATTTTCATGAGTTTCTCCTAGATACAAAGAACCTTAAAGGCCCCCAAGCTCCTATTTCTTTAGCCTCTTTATGAAGCATACAGTTGAGACTTGATTGGCATCGATAATCTTTTCTTGAAATAAAG